CTATATCATCGTCTAGTCTTATCTCGAATGAGGTTTGTGTTCCTGTAAAATTGTGTAACTTCATAATACTAAATTATTGTCATTAGTAAATTCTCTTATTTGTTCTCTTAAATAATCAGCCATATCTAACTCTTCAGATGTAGCTTCTCGACCTTGGTAAAATCCATGCTTAGTAGTTGACCTTAGTAAATCGTCAAGCTGCATTACTGTATGTTTCCAATCGAATGCCTCTAGTGCTAGTTTAGCATCTTCTTGATCGTCGTATTCAATTGTTATTTTCATAGTTCTTCGTTTGTTAGTGCAAAGTAAAGGTTTTGTAATTCGTGGACGTATTTGATACCATTTGATAACCCAAACAATTTATTAATAACCCATCCTTTTTTAAATCCGTTTATGCTTCCATAATAAGAAAGTTCTAAATTATCATATGGCTTAGGAAAACTATAAGATATATCTAATATACATTCAAACCCTAATTTCAACAACCATTCTTCTGTTAGTGGGATAGGTTTAATATAATCAAAGTTCCATCCCATTTCAAAATCAAATTTTAATAATTCATCTTCAAAATATACATAACTTCCTATTCTTAATTCATTTGGTTTCATCCGTTATATTTTTAAGTTCATTGTAAATAGATTCCGATTGTTTTCCCCAATACATATCACAAGTCTTGCCATCGAATGGAGGTGTGAAAAAGTAGCTCTGTCTCTCGCTAGATGGAGCTGTGAATCTGTAACAACTTTCTTTTAGTGGGCAGCCCTCGCCTTTGCATTTTGTTATGTCCATAAGTCCAGTTTTTTAATTAATTAACAAGCCAAATATATGTATATTATTCTATAAGTTAATCAGTTATGTGATAAGCGGTTTAAATTAATGATGGGCGGTGAACTCATCAAGCCACTCAACAAACTCATCGAAGCTCCTAACTATAATGTAAATTCCTCCAGCACGTTCAATTGATTCCTGATAAGACTTTTGGACCTCGCTTTGTTTGTCCTTTCCGTACTTAATCTCAATCTTAACCGACCTTCCTCTAATCGTTGCGCTTATATCAGCACTACCTTTAGTGCCTTGTGTTGGAATGTACTTACCTTTGAGCTGGCGTTCATTCTCACCTACCTTAATTTTCTCACCTTCAACATACGTTCCTTGAGTTGAGATCCGTTCAGCTTGGTAACCTTCGTAGTTGATTAAATCAATCACGCATTTAGTCAATCCGTTAGCACTATTGTCGCTCCATGTCTTGCTTGGTATAGCGTGAGGTGGGAAGTTAGGATACTTCACCGCCATCTGTTTGTAGTGGTGGTCTAGTAAGCGGGCTTTGTTTTGTTTGGTCATAGTTGTGATAGATGATATAGTGATAATGGATAATTCCAACAATCACCTTCGTTAAATTTAATTGTAAATAATTCATATCTATTATCAATATCCGAAATGACACCCTCTTTACCTATATACTTTATCATCTCATTTGTAAAATGTGGGTATAAATCTACATCAAATTTAAAACCTTTTGCTTTATCTCCTATTTTCATAACCCCTTCAATCGTTTAATTTCTAATTCTAATTCGGTAATCCTTGCACTTTGTTTCATCATTCTACGCCAAATGAATAGTAATGAGTTGTACGTCTTGTGTACCGAATCAATACGAATCTGATTAGGTAGGTCTTGACCTTGTTCTTTAATCAGCGTTTTCTCAGTACGGTTAATGATTTGTCTTAGTTCGTATTCGGCTTTTTGAATCTCTATATTAAGGAATACACCGTTATCAAATCCCTTATCTTCTAATAAGATTTTAGCAAACTTAACTTCTTCTTCCATCAGTTTTTTAATACTAAGCATTCCAGTACCTTCAGAAAACTGTTGAGCGTTCCCTACTGTTGGGAATCCTAATCCTGTTGCTGTTCTTTCTTCACTCATATCGTTCTGTTTTTAATTATAAATTTTTTAACTCCGTTTGTTCTAATCTCTTCGTAATCCAATGCGTAAAAATCACAATATCTTTTTAAGTCTTTAGTCACTGCATTTTTTGTTTTAGCGTTCCAGCGTTTAGGTATATTCATTACATACATATCATAGAACTCATCCGAATTAACCCAATCATCTTTTTTAACAGATACAATGCACTCAAGTAATTCTTTAGTAATATCCGCTTCCAAACGTTTAAAAGGTAAACTGACTGTTTTATATGGTAACAAACCAAAATTAAGGTATTTTTTTAAACACTCAATCATGTAACAGTCAAACCTAGCCCATTCTTTATTATCCCAACTTTCAAATAGTTTGTGTCCAAAGAAATCAATGGGTGTATGATCAACATTAAAAAAAGGTGAAAGCTCAACTTCAAATCTTCTTGCTTCGTGTGAACCTCCCTTACCTTTAATAGTGTAATTTGTTGTAATTATTATCTTAGGCGAATCTTCAATAGGTAGTTTAATAGTGTCCTTACCTTTATAAGTAATCTCAATACCTTCTGTAATTACACTAAACAACTGCTCAAAATCAAAGTTCTTTCTAACATCATCCCAAACTAACACTTGACAATCTGTCTTAACTCCCTGATAAGGAAAAGGTGCATCAAATTTAAATGATTTTCCGTTCAGTGATTGCACTTTTTTTAAGTGTTTTAAAGCGTGACAAAATAAACCCTTACCACTTCTACCATTTGGATCATCTGAAATAAGCTCATCGTTTAAAATTATCGCTTTATTGTCACCGCCTACATTATAAGAATGCAATAAATAACCTATAACAGTTTGAAAAGTGTTATACCTATCAACATCTTCACCTGCTATCTTCCAAATGAATGTACGATATTCACTTTGATGGTGGTCTGAATTAATGTAATTACGTTTAATAACTTGATCCTCCCAAATATGTAAACCATAATCTTTGTATGGTTTAAGTATGGCGGTTTCTTTATTCACTTCAACTACTCCATTCTGATATAGTAGATATGCAATATCTTGAGTGTCTCTGAGTACTTTTATCTTTTCAGTATTTAACATTGATAAATATTGTCTTGTAAATATTGAAGCCTTACCAGTCATTAAATTATAAACTTGTTTTCCTAATCTATTGCTTTCAATATATCCAAGTACAAAATCCTTTACATCTAATTCATCCCTAATTTTAAGAAAGATACCATCCTTGTGAATAATATTAAATGAACTTTCTTCATTTGGTTTATTCTTAAAAAAAGCATTATTTTCTAAAAACATTTTAAACTCATAGTTATCCAAAGAAACCCGACCATTTTCTGATTCAGTCCAAAATTTATTTGAGTTATTTGTATTCATTAATGAAGTGTTATAGTTACTTTATCATTACTAGGTTCAAGCGTGTACATCTTAATTAATGAAAGATGACTAATTGAATGAAATAACTTTTTGTAAGTTAATCTGTGGTTAAAAGTAATTGTTTTACCTTCACAACTAATTCTAGTGTAAGGAAAATCTTGTTTTAATTTAATTAAAATTTCTTCCATAAAAATTTGTTTAATAAAAAAGCCCCTATTTTACTAGTTGGGTCTCACTTCAACGTTCAAATAAGGGCTAAATAACTTCCTTTGTTCTATAATATGAGACCGAACACATTGCAATAATACAAATAATATTAATACAAATTACAAAAGGTATAAAATAAATATAACTTTCTGACTTTTATGCCTACTTTATGCCTGACTTTTTTCTTAGTGGTGGCGTGGGTTTGAGGTGGATTAGGCGGAAAGTCGGAAATTTTTTCACTTTTTTTTATTTTTGTATAAGTGCCATAAAAAGTAAATATAATAGTGTAGCGAATATTTTATGACTTTATGTCCAATCCTTGCTATGACTAAGAAAAACATAGGCAGAAGTCAGTCAAAAACAGGCATAAAGTAAAAACCCCTCACATCGGAGGGGCTTCTAAATTAAATGTGCTAATTAATAGCTGAATGTTAGGATTATCTCAAAACGGTAAATCATCAGCTGGTAATGGTGCGCTTTGTGGTGAAGTTGGTAACGGGGGCTGCATATTGCTTACAGGATTAATAGTTGCATCAATCTTCCAACCCTCAATCGTATTAAAGTACTTATCTTCACCTTGTGGATTGGTCCACATTCGACCTCTAAGGTTAACTCCGATCGTAACTTCAGCACCTACAAACAACCCATCCAATAAGCTGCACTTATCCTGAGTAAATTGTACCTCAATTTCTTGAGGATAAGTGTCACTAGTAACAACTACTAGTGTACGTTTTGAGAATTTGTCGCTAACTACCTGAGTAGCGTTTACTAATTTTACCTTTCCAGATACTTCCATAATTTAAAAACTTAATAATTCAACTCCTTTATTCATTTGTATATTTAACTCATGCGCTTCTTTTAACGCAATCTCACTCCATTCCTGTACTGACTTTAATACTGGCTTTGCATTCGTGCCTAAGTTAATCAAACTTTCTCTATTAATCGACCAAACTTTTAAAGGTTTTAACGCTTCAGGTCTATACGATCCAAAATATAAAGTCGATAGTTTAGGATTGACTGTGAAATAGTGTACACATTGATGTACATAGTCTAGTGGAATATCCGCACTAAGACAGTTCTCAACGTGTTTCTTAGCTGATGGACACTTAACCTCGAAGCATATAGTCTCATCTTCAGTTATTGCGTCAGGTGATATACCTAGAATCGGACACTCAACAGATTGAAGCCAGCCTACTGATTGTACTTGAACACCAGTGTACTGCATCATTTCGAATATTGCCTCAGGTTCTAGTTCGTTACCTCGCTCCATTGCAGCTGATTGATAACTTTCTTCATGTACATATTGCTCGGTGTATTCAGCTAACATCTCAAGGTATAGTGTATCACCTTTAGTGAATAAACCTTTTGATCGTGTACCGCCAACTTTTGCCCATCGAACAGCCATCCATTCGGGAGTGCCTTGTATAATATCTTTTCTTGTAATCATGATAATAAAGTTTTCATTTCATCTTTCTTGGCTACTACAACACTCAAACCTTGCTCGGCTTTAGATAAGCTCATGTAACGCTCTTTTAAATCATCTAGTGATGTTGCTCCATTTAATACATTTAAAGCTGCTGAAGGGTCTATTTGTGGTGCTACGTTCAAAGCCTTGCGTATTCTAACACCCCCAACTACTTGACCTTTCATTTTGACAGTTGCATCAATAAATAGTTCAACTTGTACTGGCATCTTCCAAGTATTAAGATTAGCACCACCACCACATAAGCGTCTAATCGTTGCAGAATTGGTTGCATTAAGCACTAATGGCTTGATTGATTCAGCAAAGTAAGCTATGTTAAAATTACCTTTGCTCCCAGCGACTACTGCGCCCTGTTCGTGCCAAACTTCATTAATGGTTACGATTAGAGATTGACCGTTCTCTAGCATTTCCTCTAGATCAATTACTCCGAGGTGGTCTGATTTGTAAGCTATTCGATAGCTGACGTCTTTTGTTTTCATATGTTTTGTTTTTTGTAAAGTTACACAATTAGTTTACTTGTTTACCGTAATTGTGATGAACGGTTGTTATTGGTGA